CGCGTGGGTGGAAGTCGGCGATATGGTATATGACCGCTCAAACGGAAACAAAGTCATTATGCCGACCGAGGTGTATTACCACAAGTTTCGCGTCAAACACGCCGAAGAACTTCGGTTTCTAGAAGACGCCAGAAAAATCAACACCAAAGCCGGATACACAATTCGCCTCCTCCCCGACGAAAGTCAACTCATCGCATTCAACGACCGCATCCGCGATAAACAACGCCAACTCGGACGACGCTGCTAATCAGGTAAGGAAAAACTGACGAAGGTAAGCGTCTTTTTTTTCAAAACCAAAATTAACACCTAATCTTACTCTTCAATTTTGCCAACATATCCTTCATATTCTTCGCTCCACCCTTTGCCACATTCAATTCGGACTTCTGCCTATTCGCCTGTATTCTCTCGGCGACGTCGTCTAACTGCCCGCGTCCCGCCATCTCTCGGTCATACATATCATCATCCTCCATCTCCTCCTCCGGCTCCTCATCATCCGATACTAGGTCGGGGTCATCATAAAATCCTACACGATGCGATGAACCAGTTGACGACGCAACTGGCATTTCTTCACCCTCTTCCGCTTCTATACCCGCTCCGTAAGGATGAGTCGGCATCTGCTGGAGCGCTCTCATCATTCCAGTCCAGTTTCCTCTTTCTATGAAACCATCGTGTAATTTCAAATCTAGATACTCCTCATCCATTCCCGCCATATCCGCGGATACACCTCCATACATTCCACGGCCATCTAGACGAGCGACTGCGGGTCCGTGTATATTCGGGTCATATTGTGTATTCGCGGGTATTCCTGCCGTTATCGCTCTCCTCTCATATAAACGCACCCCGTCCACCGCCCTATTTACGGCATCCTGTAATTGTCGGGGGTCTTGTCTTTGCGCTCGTGGCAATTGCGGATTTGCTGCTAGTGCCTGTTGTGCCGCCAGTAATGCTTGCCTGTTTCCTTCTAATGTGCTGATTATTCTATTGTTTAACCGGTCCGTCGCCGCGCGTCGCCTGTCACCGACGTCTGGTGGTTGTTGCGGGGCGACGGGCGGTCCCGCGGGCTGGCCGACTGGTGCGGGGGCTTGCCCCTGTGCCGCGTTATACGCCGCTAATTCACGGTTATAAGTGTCGAGAAATGCCCTTTGTAAACGCACGAACTGGCCGAGAACTCTCCCTCGTTGCGCTGGGGTTTGTGCCGCGGCAAAACGGTCTTGTAACTCTTGCGGGGCTACACCGCGGTTTTGAGCCAGCCACCCCATCGCAACGTTGATGTTAGGGTTGTTTAATATGGCTTCTGGTATTATTAATAATGGATTCGGTTGAGGGGGGCCTTGTGCCTGCTGGGCGGGTGGTTGTTGTTGTTGTTGTTGTTGTTGTGGAGGGCCTCTCTGTGCTTGCGGTCCAACAAACGGTATATTCGGTTGCGCTGGCTGGCCTGCTTGTTGCGGTTGCGGAATATCAAGGGGGGGTGAAAAATCAACTGGACGAAGGTCATTATTCATAATATTATCATACGCATTCAATACCGCCCTGAACTCCGGAATAGGGTTGCCTGCCGCGTGGGCGTTTAAAATCTGCTCGAGAGACGGTATTACCGCGTCAAACTTCTCCTGTATCGCCTGCTCCTCACGATTTGATAATTTGCCCGTGCGTCCATACAGTCGCACATACGCCGCCGCCCGATTGAACGCCGAGAGAAATTCGCTGATACCCTGCGTCAGTTTACCCGCCTCCGCTGGTATTGCGAGTGCTGATACCGCCTGCGATAATGACGATGCCATCTTATCTATCATACCACTCAATTCAAACTGCGTCTTTCTATCCAACTCGTCGGGTCGGAGAAAATCCTCCTTATTCTGCTGAACGAAAGGAAAGTTCAGTAAAAATGCCTTCTCTGATGCTCGGGCATCTTCGCCGAGGGCTTCGCTGATTTGCCTGTTCCGCATCGCGCGGTCTGAATCTGTTCCACGATGACGATTACTCATTTTATTATAATAGAAATACACTTTTGTTTTTATTACAAATTTCGTCTATTATAATAATCTCTCAATCTCTCGGATTATGCTTTTTTATACAATCCATTTGCCTTGATATACGCACTTGCCTCACCCAATCTCATTCCCTTCTCCGCCATCACCTTCTTCGTGAGTTGCGAATATGCGTTGCTCTGGCCTTTGCGTTTCATTCCAGACTTCTCTCCACCACCACCAAAAACACCCTTTAGATTATTCGTCTGCGTCAACGGATGCGCACCCCCTGATACGCTAACCCCCTTTTGCCCCCTTGTCGCGTCCTGAAGAATAAGATTATTGATTTTCTTACCACTTCTCCCAGCAACATTCTCCATCTTTTCGCCGTCCCACATATTATCGGATGCCTTATCCTCCACGGCCGCCGCCTCCTTCTGCGATTTTTTACTGAACCCTCTTTCGGCAACAATCGCGCCCATAGAGTTATCACCACTCACCGCCAATCCCTCACGCTCCATTTTTGAACCGCCCCTCCCCATTCCAAATAGTCCCTTCATTTTCGGGTCGTCATAATCGTCCATTCCAGCACAAATTTTACCATCTGACGAACACACTTTCTTTCCGCCGTGAGTTATCTTCAATACACCCCTTCCTCTCCTCGCCGCACCATCCATATCCTCAACGGCGGGTGCGTCCAACGCCTCGTCCACCATCTCCCATTCCGCGTCGATTGATGACGGCATATTCAAGTATGTCTGTAAAAGTCGCCCCAAAACTGCTGCTGCTCCATATCCTGTCGGCAAAAACGGTATCAATACGTCTGGATGGTCTTTTAGGTATGTCAACACCACCTGAACGTCTTCGCGCTTATAGGTCTTTTTCAGTCTCTTTGCCGCCGCTGAAATTACATCTGGCACCCCTGATACTCCAGCGATAAGGCCATTCAAAACCGCCGCCATAATATCCTGTAAAGCACCACCAGTCAATTCACCCTCGCCCATTTTTAGCGGGGCGGACGATGCCCCACTATCGTTTTTTACCAGACGTCTCTTTCGTCCACCACTCACCGCCATACCCGAGCCAACTGGATTGCTCGTCGGCATATCTCCATATGACGTGGAACCAGTCGCCGCGTTCAACTGCTCCACCTCCAACTTCGGGTCAAATCCGAGAGAATTCGCGTTTATCGGTTTCGCATTCGCAAACACACCAACATCCGCTCCACCAATACCACGGCCTCCGCTTCGGCCTCCGCTTCGTCCGCCACTCACAGCATATCCGCCCTCCATCAGACGATTCACTCCACCACTCACACCAGCCCTGCCACCGCCAACACCGTCCTTACCACCATATCCATAACCCAACAACTCCAAAAACACACCACCCGCCTCACCATAAGGATTACCCGATTCAATTAAGGCGTTCTTCAAAGGAGTTCCAACCACATCTAGAACTGGTTTTACGTAATCTTCCCAAACACCCTTCACAGTATCATAGGCGTCGCTAATCGCCGACGTGAAATCACCCCAGTCATTATACCACGCACCACCATAATAACCGCAACCCTCCTTACTCCTTGAAAACAAATCCTCAACAAACATCATCTCATCGTCGTCCAAATCCGTCGGCATATCGGGCATCTTCGTCATACGACCAATTTTCTTACTCTCCATCATACGATTACGTCCACCCCTAAAATCCTCCAGCGAAGCATACCACGCGCAACCGACTTTCGGTGGCTCTCCGGAACCGTCCATATTACCCACCTGAACCTTCGTCGCCAAAGGAAATTTCATTCTCCCACCACTTACCGCCATCCCCTCACCATTCAGCGGGTCAGCGAAATCAACCACACCCGCCTCCGGCACCTCTCGGAATGGCATCGTCACTCCAACTTTTGCGTGAGAATTCCCGCCCAAATAATTCCCGCCAGAAATACCGGAATATCCTCTTCCAGAAATGTTCTCGGCAATAACATTATTCCGACCCTGAACCGCATCCGAAATCATCCCAACCGGAGTGTATCTAAACGCCCGACCCAAATCATCCATAAAACCACCACCAAACATCTTCAAATCCGCCTCCGCCCTATTCTCTCGCTCAACACGCGAGAGATTTCTAGGCTGATTGTAAGCCGCACCCATTACATCCCGATATTGTGTATCAAGTCCGCAGTCAGAACCATACCCCTTACCAACAAAATTAGCGGGGGCGTGGCGAGCCGCACGATTATTAATCGCGTCAACCGTCGACGCAATTCTTCTATTGTAAGCCGTATCCATAATTGTTATATTCTTATTAGATTTTTATTTTTATGCTATATTTCATAGTTATACCATAAAAACGATTGATTTCTCTCGGATTTAGCACCTAGAAGCCAATTTCATACGACCTCCGCTGATTGTATCACCTTTACCGGAAAGTGCCGATTTTGCTGCGGAAACTGCGTCCATAATTGCCTCCTGTGCTTTAGGAGCCACATCAGCAACACTCGTGACGGCGGAACTCTCAACACCACCAACCAGACGAAGATGACGCTCACTCACGGGCTTCATTTCGCTCGCGGCGAGGACGTCGGACTTCGTGAGGATACCCGTGTAAGTGGAACTCACACCCTGCGATGTAATAAACAAACCACTATTCACACACATCAAGCAAATCTCAACATCACCCGCAGCCAAATCGTAATTTTGAAGCGTCAAATTGAACTGTAAATTGAAGGACCCCAAACTGCCGGCCGCATAAAATTCCTCAACAATAGGGATATCCTGTCCGAAACGCAAACACAAAATAGACCCTGCGGTTTGAACCAATTGTGCCTGTGAATTGTAAACAGCACCGGCTGCTTGCGCGGGAGGGAGGTATTTGTTAGCATACCCCCTAAATTCAGGCCAAGTCTGGTTTGTAGTTTTAGCGCTCATACGAAACAAGGTCTCCTGTGTTGCGTTAGCAAGCAAACCGGACTGGTTATTCCAGTTAATACTGATACCAGTAATGGGGTAGAAACAATCGCTATCACGGTTAGTCTGTGCCGTCATCGGCTTTCGGGCGACGATACACAACATATCGGGAACCTGATTTAATTGAATGTTATTGCTAGGAAGGGTTACCGTGGTGGGGACGAGGGCATTTGCGTTAATGCCTGCTCCAGCAATCGGGGCTGCGAAGGCAGTCAAATAACGCGGGAAATCAACATAATCCACCACATTTTTCGAGGGGAGAATTTGAGAGGGGTGAGGGGTAAGCATCTGAAAGATAAGTGATGAGCCGGTAACAGAGGCAATTTGAACGTTGTAGTTAGCAATCTGCCCGCCGGTAGCACCGCAACGCCACAAACGGGTAGCATTTGCGGCTATATTAAAAATAAAATTCATATTAGTCACCCCATACAGCCCCATCTGATTTGCCGAGAGATTAGCAAAGTGAAAGGGAGATAAAAAGAGGGGTTCAAGTGAAGTGAATGTAAGGTCAACAACGCGGGGGGTGATACCATCACCGATAAGTTGCGCATTTGCGTTAGCAGTCACGGGGGTAGTCTGCTGAAGTCTATCAATACTGAAAGAGCCACGAGAGAGAAGAGAATTATCGGCAGTCTGCGCCCACGAGCCGTTACTGTTGTTATTCGCTCCTAACTGGTCGGGATACAATTTATAGGTATCGGGAGCAAGGGGGCAAATACCGTTCCAGCGAGAGAGAGCACGGTCGTCACCATACATACGGAGCAACTGTGGCAACACATCACGAATGTTTACCGAAACGCTGTTGTTATTCACCTGAACCTGAAGGGTAGTTGCGCTCATATGAAGGGGCAAAGGAGCAAGAGCATCACGATTACCTAAATCAACGAGATAATGGCCGGCCGCGGGAGTTCCGCTGATAGTCAGACGATAAGTAGACTTCCACACGATATTACGGTCAAGAATCGTCACCTCTGAAGGGGTCTGAATAGAAAAAGTCTGGGACGATGGACTTGCTGAAGTAGCGGGATACACTTGAGTAGTCACATTCTGTCCTGACTTTACCACACCAAAGGGCAAACTATCAGTCACGCGCATACGAGCATCCTCCACGAGGACCTTCCTGAAATCTGCTGAACTCATACTAAATTGTGTTTTATGCTAGTATTATTCTTTTGTTTTTATATATAATTTCGCCATTTATTCCATTTTACCTTGTAGGTATTCCTTCGCAAACCTCGTCATCCATCGCTCCACTTCGTCATTCAGCACATTCGCCACGAATGCCTTCTCGGGCGTGTGGAGGCCGTAGGAGCCGTAGCCGTTTAGCGTGTTTAGCATCTGAAATTGCCAAACCGCCACGCTGTTACGATAAGGCCAGTCCAGCAATCTTCCATAATCCTCTTCTTCTATGATGGTCGGATGGTCGCGGGTGTCAATCTGCCCGAACATTTCCACCATCGGTGTCGTTTCAGCATCAAGAAACGCTATCATCTTTTCCAGCATTTCGGCATCGGTTATTTTCTTGTCATCCTCGTCGCCCCCATCTTCGTCGCCCACATCCTGCTCGTAGGTGTCAATATATTTTGAGTCGCTGTATCCAATTTGTCTGGTGTCTTTCACTTCCTCAATCCACCGCTCCGTGTAGTGTATCATATCCGCGTCCGTCGGGCAAAACTCACGTATATTCGCCGCTATGTCGTCTTCTAGTTTTGCGCGAAAATCTGCTGTCTTTCGCGTAAATCCGCTGAATAAGTCCTTTGCCATCGTATCGTATCGTGTGTGTGTAAACGCTGTCATCTGGCGATAAGTTGAAAATTCATTTCAATTTTTTCTGGATTCAATTGCTAATTTCTCTGCCTTCTTTTTGTCTCTATATTCCTTCATCGCATCCAGTTTCTTCTGCTTTTCTTCGGGCGTCATCGCGTCACGCTTCGCTTTATCACGGGCGGCGATTTCCAGTTTGTGTGTGTGGTAATACTCGGTTTGCCTATCAAGGACTTTTTCCCTGTTTTGTTCGTAGTAGGTTTTATCTTTTTTCCTCATTTCGTCAAGATGTCTCTGCCGATATGATGCGTCATATTCCGCTTTCTTCTCTGGATGCTCCTCCATATATGATATATAACTTTCCTTCTTCTGCTGTTTCACCTCATCAAGAGTGCGATGCCCCCTATTTTTATTCAAGCAATTAGCATCTCCAAGCACTTCTCTTATAAGTCTATCCTCGCATTCTGCTATGGTTTCATTCTCGGCGGGTCGTCCAATCTCTCGGATGGTCGCAGTCGTAATGTCCTCGTCTGGATACCAAGTCGCCAATCCACATCCCTTCACGCACCGATGCTCCCTCATTCTCTTTTTGAGGTCGTGATGACCGATTTTGCCAATATAAAACTTTCCGTTCAAATAATCCACACGATAAACACTCATAATGTATGACGTTATTATACATTATATACTCATCTCTTTAAATCAATTTTTTCCATCGTTAGCATTTAATCAACTCTTGCGTTGTAGAAGTCTTTTCTCCTAAACAGTATTTTAATGCTCGCCACGCACCCCACCCCTAACTGAAACCGATGAAGATTTGAAAATTTGTCCTTCCAGAATACCGAAACTTCCACCGCGCTCACGGGGGTAGTGCCACGTAAATCCAACATACGATATTCCGCCGTCGGCGTATATGTAATCCGCACCTGTGAACTCGTGCCTGTCGCACCCTGTAATTCAAAATCCGTAAGGACTGGCGCCGTCACGTTGTTATTTGAACTGCCACCAACCGGTTTTGAAGTGGTGCCATTCCAAAAGTTAAAAATGACTGGTTTTGATAACAGCGTGTTTTGAACGGGTAGTAGCGATGTAGAAAATACGATGGACTGGACGGGCGACCATAAAATCGTGGTGCTGTTTTCCTGCGGGACTGTAATCTGCGGGATGGATGCTGTCGCAGTAGAAACTGGAACTAGGGGGAATGTCGGCCTGCTTCCACCAGTAGTATTCTGGTATTGATTATTGTAGCACACTATTTCGTATTCGGTTCCACGAGCGAGATTCGGTGCGTCGTTTCCTTGAAAAGTCGTCGGCAACGAGTTCAGTAGCGTCCAAGCGGGAGTATTCATATACATCGAAATCACGCGTCCAGTAAAAGTCGCAGGATTAGCAATATTAATTAAAGGTAAATTCTGGTCGTAAGTGTCATAGGTATAAGGGGTTGCGACGGTTGCCAACGCCGGAGGGCATAAGGGCATATTTATTGAGAATAACTCCGCCGCGGGGTCGTATGTAAACTGCGGGCAGTAATTCTGGTAAATTGCGACGGGGGTTGCCGCGGTATTTCCAATCACCGGTCGCAACGCCGTCGTCAACGACGCGTTCATCCTATTAAAAGCCGTTTTCACCGCATTATTCATTATCGCCAACGCTCGTGAAAACTCATACACATAATAGTAAGGGTTAGATAGGGTCTGAAACACAAACGGCGCAACCGGAACCGGTAAAGTCAAATCATCTGGAATAAACTGCCAGTTAGTAGGGCCTCCGGCCGCCGCCGTCGTGTAATACGTCACAGGGGCTGCTGGAACGGCGTAATCCACCACTTTCATCGTGAAAGAATATATCAGTTTATTCGGGTCATTCTGCCCCGCCGCCAACAACACATCAGGCGACCAAATCGGAAGTGTAGGGCTATCTAGTGTAAAACGCACAACCGAAAGTAGGTAGTCCTCTGGATAATTAATAATAGGATTCTGACGGGTTTCAGTAAAAGTAAGGGCGGGTGCCGTATCACCAGTAAGGGTCGGGTCGTAATCCGTCACGACGTTAATGTCGTAGTATAAATTATAGGGGTCGGACGAATTTAAATTCCCCCTAGTCGTAATTCCGCTCATACGATTTTTACTTGTGTTTTATATTCGTTATTGCGATATTGTTTTTATTATTAATTTCAAGGTTTTCTATGATACGTCCAAAAACATAGCAATCCAAAAAAAATTGAAATGATTTTCCTCCTTATTGCTGGATGATAGCCCTACACCAGACACAACAAACGAAATGACCTGCTCCATTTGCCACCAAATCGGACACAACAAGAGAACCTGCGACAGACACACCCTCGTCGCCACCGAAGGTAAGTATAAGGGATTGAACGCCATCCAGATTGAAGCAATCATCGCCGAACGAAACCGTATTGAAAATGAAGAATTCAACCGCTACTACGAATCACTCGTCGCCGCCGAAGTCGCCAAAACCGCCGCCCCTGCCCCTGCCATCACCGAAGAAGACGAAGAAACCGAAGACGAAGAAAGCGTGTGCGACGACGAACAACGCTCCTACGGCGCTCGTGGCGCTCCTGACACCGAAAGCGACGACGGACGCGACCGTGATGACGACGAGATGAGTGAGTGCGAAGGGTGCGACGAAAGATTCTTGCTCGGCGAATTCAACGTCGTTGAAAGCGAAATGAAGCAATACTGCTACTGCGATGACTGCTTCGCGACGCTCGTGGGAAACGGCGAAGTCATCAAAAACCCCGAAGAAGAAGACGAATGGATATTTGAAAACGACGACTAAATGCGACGCTGTGGTTCGCTTTTTTTTTGATGATGCGAGAGATTTTGCGGATACGAAAAAAGAAGATGCGATGAGAAACATAGCAATCCAAAAAAAATTGAAATGGATTTTCACATTATCGGCGGATGACAGTTTCACAACAGACAATCAATATGACTACAATCTTCAACTGCGCCGACTGCCGTAAGGCCATCAAAGAAAACTCAAGAGAACACGACGACTGCTGGACTGATATGGAGAAGGACGACGACTTATGGTATTGTGCTGACTGTAAGGACGCTCATATGGACGAAGAAGACGAAGAAGTCGTCGTCGGGAGCGTTTGTGGTGAGTGCGGTGTTTCAACTCAAGGCAGGAAAATCCGCTCACTCTGGAACAATACCCTCTGCGAGGAGTGCGGAGAAGAAAGCGACGACGAAGACGACGACGAGGATAGGTTTGTATGTGGCGTGTGCGGTAAGACAGAACCGAAAGATGTGGAGTGGGATGTTGGTGCCTCCGAGGATTTTGACGGGAATGTGATTTGCCCTGACTGCGAAGCCCCCTAATCATCATCCTTCAAGTCGGGGTCTTCTAAAATGTAAGCACATTTCTCGGATAAAATGGCCTGTGGATAGTTCTTCGCAATCGTGACCCAGCGAGAACTCAATTTTTTTATTTCTTTCATCATCTTCGGTGTAATACCGATGTAATTTTCTAGCACATATTTCGTGCTTTTCGTCATAACTGACATAGGGAAAATCGTGACAAAATGACACTCGTTTAGCATCTGGCGAGTCGTCTGGCGGTCGCTCGGTAAATGGAATGTAAGAACACAACTAATATTATGATGGCGTCCAGTCTGGAGTATCTGGTCTAGTATCTTGAAAACCTCTTTTCGGTGTGCTTTATTCGCGATGGTATCACAATCATCAAATATCACCATACTATCCGCGAACTCGCTCGCATCAATCGGGTCGCTCGTGAGTGTATCATCTATCTTCGGGCGTTTCAGGTTTTTTATATCATCCACGCTCACATCTTCAGGTAAAGTGGAAAACATATAGACGGGTCTATCTGGAAACTTCTTCGTGTATTCTTTACATATCATCTTCGTATAATATGACTTACCGCTGCCCGACGCGCCAACTACATACCAGATTTGCCTTTCGGTTTTAGGGTTTATGGACTGGACGAATTTGCCCTCATCACCATCGGGTATCGTCGCCCGCGCAAATGAGCGGACTTTATGCTCTTTCAGTCCTTTATCATCAGCGGACGCCAAAAACAGTTTTGTTCCATCATTACTGCCACCTTGTATACGGGCAAAGGCCGCCCCGCATTTCTCCATATTGAAACTCATCTATAATACAGTTTTTCTATTATAGATGAATGAAAATGTGTTTATTATTTATCAGATGATATTACACAATATATCCTTCGCCGCCTTGTTTATTTGCTTCATATTGCTCCTGATGATGTTATCAATCCGGCCTCTCGTGATGCTCCCCTTGCTATCAATTTTCTTCTTGAAAAACGCTTCTGCGAGAGATTTGAGCGGCTTCATCGTCTCCCATTTGAGAGATTGAACCGCCTTCATTTGACTCGTCGCCTGATACAGTTTACCTACCTCCGAATTAAAAAGATTGACTAGAACAATACTCATCTCGGGGTCGCTATTCCGTAAACGCATCATCGCGAAAAGTCGTTTTAATGCCTTGAAATACGCCTGCTCCTTTATCAACGCCCCGAACTCTTGCTCTAGGTCTTTCAGCAGGTCATCCACTTCTGTATCATTATCGCCGAGAGAATACATACAACTCGCGTCGTAAAACTCGTTATCCTCTTTCCGTAAAACCACATCCACCTTCATAAAGTCTAGGTCTTTAAATGGTATTTTGCCGAAAAAGGCGTGATTGAACTCCTCCGCTCGGTATATGCGTTGCTTCGTCCCCCGCTTTGACTGGAGTTTAAACTCAACGAAATACAATTGAGGGTCTTGAGAGATTTTGTTTATCACGTCGTTTATGCCAGTAAATATAATATCTCTCGGCAGGTCGGATAAATCCATAGAAAAATCATAATCACCGGTATACAATTGTGACTTCAATCCCGCTGAACCTATCAGTTTAGGTTTGCGGTCATTCACCGTAAAGGCCTTGACGAGAGGGTATTCCTCGGACGTCGGATACGCTCTTTCGGTTATAGTTGTCATTTTATTATCTGGTTAGTTGTTTTTATTACGATTCTGATTAGAAAGGTGGCACTTTCCACGATGTCCCAAACGCCCAATTCATAAAATCCTCTCCATATTCATCATACTTTGTCTTCATCCACATTCTCTCCATATTTACTGAATAAGCACCATCTATGATGCTGAACCGTCTAATCAAATCAGCCAACTCCACTCCAGCGGGTCTTCGCTCTCTAGCCAACATCCTCATCATATCTGAATAAAACCTATCTTCTGTTTCATTTTTAAACGAAAACAATTTCATTACCCCTTGTAAATCGCGCGGTAAGGGGGTGCCAAGAATTTTTCCATTATCGGTGCTTCTAACTATAGATAGGATTCTCATATTAATATATCGTGGCGACGTCTCCATTCCCCGAAACACACTTATAGCCTTCTTCCTATTCTCCTTCTTCTTCGCCTCACTATCCGTCACGTGGCCTTTAAGGTGGCTTTTAAGGGTATCAAGCGAAGTAATGCCTTCTTTGAAATCGGCGCCTGACTGGTCTGCTACTCTTTTCCCGTCGCCACGCCACTCAAGGCAAAAAAAGACGGTATTCCCTAATCCGTCGGTAAATGACCTCTTGCTCCGTTCCGAAAATGGATTACAACTGAAACCCCCTTGAAAAAATTGACTCTTTTCTAGTAGTTGAGTAAGTTTATATTCACTCACCACTCCGCTTGATAATTGCTTCACGTGTGGCTCCACATCCTCCTCCTTCGTCCCTCGAACAGTCGCACGATATTTACGGCTTTTCTCTTCTAATTCGGCTCTCCACGCAATATTGCTTGCTTCAAACTCATCTATTCTACTAATTATCCTCTCGGCGTCTCGCTGGTCGCGCTCATCATCTACTCTCTGATTTTCTGCCTTCACCGCCTCCTCTTCCTCTTTCTTTCTTTTTTCTTCTTCTAACATTTCGTATCGTTTCTTCAACTCCGCCTTCTGTTCTGCCGTCAACGACGCTATTAATCTCTCCTTCATCGCTTCACCCCTCGCCAACATTTTCGGTTTCAAATCAGCAGCAATCGCCATTATTTTCGGCACAATCTCGCTTTTAATTTTTGCGGTGTATTGCGTTTTTACCGCGTCAGTCCATCGTTTCACTTCACTCACTCCAGTAAAACTAACCCTCCATTCGTTTCGTCGTTTATAACCCATCCCAGCACTTCTCGTGGTATCACTCACCCCACTAATCCCCGCTATACCTTCCAACAGTCCCATACACGCTTTAGTCAGTCGTGGTAATAAAAATTTCTCGTCTTTTACTCTACCAAAACTCATAGATGTATCTGCTCGGGTTTCCTGCGTCCAAAATCCCACTTGCGACATATAATTCTCGTCCGCTTGCGTCAAGGCCATCATTAATGTAAGACTCCTCTCCCCCGCCTTATCCTGCGGGTCTAGTGTATCATTCATTTCACTAGCGTAATACAAATCAAACGGGTCGGCGTCCATACACTCCGCAGTCAATCCCAAACAACCGAAACCGCATTTTGCGAATGTATCTGTATATCTAATCATAGTTGATAAACTCTCACCCATACCCCTTTTCTTTGTTATTCTCTCCGCAACATACGAAATTAATCCTTCTTCCTGTGCCTCAAATGCCGCCTCAATATCATCTGGTAATACAATCACTCGCACTTTCTCTCCCTCAACCCGCTTCTCCATCTTATCTGCTATTCTCATCCTCGCCCTCGGTGTCTGAAACGCACTCTCATCAATACCCAGCATTTCCATCAGTTTACGCGCCAATCCGCTCCTCGCCAATAACTTCACTTTTTTCATCGGAGTCATAGTGCTACGCTGTAAACTCATCATCAGTCGTCTATCTGCTTCTGTAAGTTTAGGTGATTTCAGCAGTCTCATATAATCTCTCTGTGGTTGCTTCTCAATCTCCGCCACTACCAATTGTAATGGTTCGGCTTCCTGTGCGAATTGCCCTTCTGGTTCTCTCGGCTGTTCCGCTACTAACTCTTCCCTTAATTCAACCCTCGCACTCGCAGGTGCTACGACTTTAAGACGTGGTTTGCGCTTCTTCGGTGCCGGCGGGGCTGGTTCGGGTTCTCTCGGCGGGGTCGCTTTCATAACCCGAGAGGTTCTAAATGTGGCCGGTGTTTCCAGCGGTGGCGGTTCGTCGCGCCCATCACGCACCGCCTTCGCCCTCTCCCTCTTCGCCTTCGCCGTCTGCTTCTTCTTTGCCGCCCTCGCTTCTATCTGCTGACGCTTCTGCTCCAACTTCGCATCAAAAATCGCCTTCCACTCTTCAATCGTATACGTTTTACCAGCACCCATCATACCGCCCCCTTCAAACGCCGCATTATATACCGGAAAAATGGAGTGTGACGCGATTAAATAGTCCTTCTCCTTGCTCGGATTGTAAAAGTTTGCTCTGCTAGCATTCTTGCGGATTTCAACATTCGGCGCATATTGTCCCATCAAAATAAACAGCGGGTCGGTATCCAAATAAACACGGTGGTTATGGATGTCCCCATCCAACACATACTTTTTCTCTATGGATGGATTGTAAGTTATCGCCTCATCAATCAATCCCATATCCAAAAAGCGGTCTGCGATTGAACCTGCGAGAGATGAACCCACCCCAACATAATAATATTCCGTCATAGGATATTGCTTCTGAAAAACCAGTAATTTCTGTAAGTCATCTTGAAAACGCGTCGTCATACGAAAATCCTGTTTAGCACCAATCACCGCCCACGTGTATAAATCCGTCCAACTCTTCACATCCGTCCCGCGAATACCCACCAGTATCACATCCTCATCATCCTTCAAATAAAACCGTAATGACGTATTATCTTGTATCAAACCAAAATCGGGTAATTCTATCGCCTGTTGCTGGTTATACATACTTCGCGAGAGATTAAACGCATTTAGTCGTCCCTGCTCCACGGTCTCCCCATAAGCATCGTAATCTGGCGTGAATGTCTGTATACCCGCTTTTGTCATATCACCTGTCGGATTAAACAACGACTTTCCGGCTTTAGCCAGCGTCCATTCAATAGCCCCCTCACCGACTAATTCATCGTCATCATCATCCATATCGTATCCCAACTTTGCCAAATTCGCAGCCCTCCAACCCTTTTCCATCGTCAGCACCTTCATCGCCAATTTCTTCCATTCGGGGTCTTTCAAAAGTCCTAACTCATCTTCAGTTTCGGTGTCATATACTCGTCTGTTTCCAATCCCTAACGGGCCACTTATTGCTCTTTTATATGGCCCAAGTGGTAAACCAACGCGTTCTCCTTTTTCGTCCCTCGGTGGAGCATCTACAAAATATCGTTCCATTTTAGATAGGATAACTTCTATTATGTCTACCTCCTCTTCGTCTTCATCGCCTTTACCACCGCCCATTCGCCCAATCATCAACGCACTCTGGTCTGCCCCTATCTGTGATACCATATCCTCTATAGAATTTTCGTCGAACCCCTGCTCCTGTAAATCCTTACGATACGCGTCTATTTGCGCCGAGCGTTCTGCGGGTGATAATGCCTTGAATGACTCCGCCGCGTCTGCTTGCTCCTGTGCTTGCTCTTGCGCTTGCTCTTGTGCGTCCGCATTTTGTCTGGCATAATATTCGGCATCTCGCTTTGCTTTTTCGGCGTTTGAAAACA